AAGTGCCCTCCACTACGACCTTTGACTTTGACCTTTTCGTCAAGGTCTACACCACTGCGTAGGACAGTTATGGCTGTGAACAGTTTGGTAATACTGGCAATGGGTCTTACTTCGTATGTGTTATATGATACCTGGAACTCTTGTTGTTCGTAATCATATAACGCATACGCACCGCCAGCGTAGCTTAAACCGGATGTTGCTAGTGTTAGAGCTAGTAGTAATCGTTTCATGGTGCTATCTCTCTAAGCTCAGCCGCTAACTCATCCTCTACAAACTTACTTAGGAAATCAAAGTTATCTTCAGCACGTTTAATAGCTTCATAGGCTTTTTTCAATGCAGGACTATTTTCAATCAATGTTTTACGATTCAAATCTAATTGTCTTTGTGTTCTGGCCCACTGGAGCAAATCCTGTGCTTCAGGACTTAGATCAACAGTAGTGTATGATCCGTCCATCTGTTTCCAAGCAACACCGTCATACACTTCTATGTTAGACGAGCTAGTATTATAGCGCATCATGCCCGCACTCTGTGAGCCCGGACTGATATAAGGATTCATAGGAGATCCATTGGATACTACTAGGAAAGGACTACTACTAGTAATGCCTTTGATCATTGCGTATCCTTGAATTGCTTTTCTGCAATTATAGTTTCAAATGTAGCCCACAGTCGTTTAAACTTGTATTCATAGACACAGGCCAAGCTGGTCATGTCCGCTACATTAGCACCCTGTGCTTCCATCATAGGAATGTCGTCTGTAATTTTCCAACAGTCCATAATCTGTTGTTCTAAATCAAATCTATCAGTCATAGTTTTTCTCCGCAATGTGGGCAGCGTTTGGTATTGGTATTACGCATTTCTTTTAATGTTCGATTAAGTTTCCTAGCATCGGATAGCTGGCGTTTAATCATATTACGATCTCGTTCGTGTTTGGCTTTGCTTAATTCTTCTTTAAGATGTAGCTTCATCTTGGTCAAGCGACCTTCGAATATTTCTAAAAAGCCAGTTATGCCTGTTGCATCGCTCATGTCTCAACTCCGAAATGTTCTATTAATTTAGGTATGGAGTCAATATCAGTTTTACTGATACTAAACCACTCCCCTCTTACCCATTTCTTTTCAAAGTGTTTGTGTAATTTTGTTTCAATAATATCTGCCCTAGGCAATACGTTTGATTTCCAAATCTCTTTAAGATCCATCCAATGTCCTGTTTGCAAGGATGTTTTTCGTTTTTTTGTACATGAGCCTGCAGTTATGCCAATTTTATAAGGAGTTCCGGGAATATCCGGTCCAATAATGTAAACAGTTCCAGTAACCGCACCTGCTAATGCTGATGTTGTCTTTTGACTACGAACTAACCCTTTTGCTTTGACAGCACTACGCCATTGTGTAGAGTATTCGTTAGCACAAGATTTACATTGGCCAATAACGAGTAGATTATTATTTTTAGCAACCTTTTTGAGACTATGTGGGTGAAAATAGTCTGTTGTTGCCTCTAACAATACTTTACACTTTCCACAAGTATAATGTGAGTTCATCTGCGTAGTCCTTTAATATCTTTATACTTAACACGTATATAATTAACGTATACTCCATCTAGCTTTATAGGCAAGTCCAAATGTATACTAACCATAGGACCTTCCGTTTCATTTCGCATATTATCAGTATAGGCTGTACCTACATACGGTATCTTCATATAGGTACCTTCAACCCTATCTCCAAACGAGTATTTGGGTTTAGGGCGATTGGCAGCAAAGTACTCAGCTAGGCTCGCCATTAGATGACCTTACCTAATCCTAACCAAATTAGTTGTTCAAGTTCTGTTTGATAGTCCTTGCCCACTCTACGTTTTTCATAGATGGCCTGCAGAATATCCTTGCCGTCGCCAAAATCACTAACCCCTGACCCACGTGACTCTAGTTCTTCAATTAGGTCATCTGTGTCAAAGTCTGATAGGTCAACGTCTACTTCAACTTCTGTGTAAATTGTTTTATACATACGTACTCCATGTATTATTGTCATTGTCCCAATGTCGGGAATCATATATATGGAAATTAATTCCATACCCTAACAGGCCTATGCTGATCTCAAAACCAGCATGATCAGTTCGATGTGTACAACGAACATTAACGTCAAACAATAATGGACTATAATAGCTATGCTCTAGTTCCCAAAACTTATTGCCAAACACACGGCCAGATATACAGCCAAGATTACGAAAGTAATCCCAACGATCAAATGGATTCTTTAGTTCTATTCTACAGTTTAGTATATTCATTATTCACTCCAGCGGAGTATAAACCAATCACGTTGTGCTTCTGTTTTAAAACTCCACAACAGGTCGGTCATACGTGTGCCAACACCTTGTTCAGTTAGGCGCCACTCGTCCATCTCGTGTAGCTTGTCTTCTGTCATTTCTTCTTTGTCTAGTACAACACCCGGAAGTCTAAACATGCCCACCTGACAAGTTTCCATTTTCATAAAGCTCGAATCCTGGCAATAACTTCGTTAGCTTCATCGAACTGTTTATGTTCTAACAAGGTTTCGATAACCTGTTCCAATTCTTCTTGCAGGTGTCGTAGATATGGACGCAATCTATCTGTAGCATAAGGCTGTGTCCAACGAATAGTGTATAGATGTCTTGGCGTCATAGATACTCCGAATACTTTAATAAAAACATAGTATACTTGGTTTCGCTAAAGAAGTCAAGGTGTATTTGCTCAATGCGCATACCTGCCCATGCACTCCATTCGCTATGAGTTCGGCTAGTGAACCCTAGTACTTTCCGCATCTTGCTACGAACCAGTAACACACTATGTGGATGTGTTCGGGCAATATCGTTGTAGATTTTAAGCCAGGCATCCTGCGATAACTTAACAGTTCTCACGAACTCCACCGTAATGTAAACCACATAGCATCTTTCTCGTCGCTAAAATAATAAACAATACTAGAATCATTAACCCAACCGCCAGACACTGGCTTTAGTCTTGTTGTATTACTGGCCTTGTTAGTGATATAACTTGAACAATATTCTTTAGCCCAAGCTAAGGCCTTCCAATTAGGATCATAAGGTAATGTAACTGTCATGAGCTCCACCTCATTAAGAATAGGGTAATATGCTTGTCTTCTTTGAATATCCACATGTCAAACGCTAGTCGTTTGGCTGTAGGTATGTTAGTCCAAATCCAGTTCTGTATCTCGTCCATGTCGCTGTCCCGTAGCCCACGCTCGAAGCCTCTAGGACCAACTTCGGCATAGGCTTTGAGTTTGCGTCCGGGCAGTTGTTGCCAACGAATAGTAGGAGATTTGTTTAACATGCCCATGAATGCCTGTGCAGACATCGCACGTTTGCTTGCAAATCCTGTCATGTCCACCTCAACACAAACCAATCTCGATCCTTTTGATCACGGAACCAAAACTTGGCATTATTAACATACCAACGTTGATCAGCAGTCCACACACCATCTTTGGCAGTAGGACCAAATGTATCGACCATCCACCCTATCATGTCGTTCCAGTATTCTTCTGCATTCATGGGAGCCACAGTTAGATAATCGTGTCCAAACACTCGGCCAGTACTGTATTCTAAATAGAAATCAAATACATATCCCATACTCATAAGAAGACTTTTATCAATATCATCAGCTAACTGTTTGCTAGCCTTATCAAGCATGTATTGCTCTAAGTCGCTCATTTACGAGCCAACTCCAACAGCATCATGTATTTCTGATAGGCCTTTTCCACTGCGGGGTTAGAATCTCGTACTTGGCCATCTTCACGCAATTGTGCCCACAGTCGATTACCAAACTTGGCCTCATCACTGAGCCTTTGCATGTGTTCCTGCTCTGCCACTAACTTTGTTAGATTTTGCGAAGTCAAGTGTATGGCTTTCATGGGAGTGATTTTGGTGTCCATTTGGAAACTATCTCTATCATAGAAGTCTCTGTGGTAAGAAGTTGGCCTCACATACTGATTGTACTCGCGGCTGTCTTCGACACGGCATTCAAACTTGCCAATAAAATACTCCAAGTCTCCAGCACTATCTTGGTGTTTGACCTGGTTATAATAATCATAGTTATTTTTCATGATAGATACTTTAATGCAAATAGAGTTGAATACTTTTCTTCGTAAAATGTAAAGTCAGTGTATGTGGGAATCTCACCAATCATATCATCCCAACGGCTTTGATTGTAGGCAAAATCAAAATGTACACCCTGCACTAGGCCGCTAGTTTTAAGTTCTTTAACTATGTCCAGTACATTGGACACGTCTCGATTTTCAATGGTAATAATCACAGCCATCTCAATTTAAACCAATTGGCTTCTTTTTCCGTGCGCAGATAGATCTTAGTGTCGTAGAACTCAGTGTGCCAACACCAGTGTGTATTAACATCAAACTCGTCAGATAACATCTGCAGATAGTGGTCACGCTCACAACTCATACCCCAAGTCTGTATGCACCAATCTCGAACTTGATGAAACTGGCTAACTTTTTGACTCTTGCTGATCTTGTTGTGTATAACAGGAAATGGAGTAGTCCTAACGTCAACTACATAGCCAAATACATCAGAGCCAGTATATCGCTTGTCCGTTTTTTTAACAGAGATCTTCATTCGTAGTATCCTACATCAACTGCAATGATATAACGATAGTCGTCGGAAGAGTTAATGCCGGGTCTGTGCCAAGTCTCACTAGGATAGATGTTCCATGTATGCTTGTTTGGTCCTACAAAAAATTTTCCATCCCTTTCGGGCCCATTTGGAGCTATTTCAGTTCCAGACTCTGCAGTTATGTCGGGTACATGCAAATACAGTATGCCGCTAAGACCTTTCATCCCATGTTTATCATGGTGATGCCAAAGTACATCTCTATTAGGCTGTGACTCTTTATTGGTCATGAAGCTCCAAGCCTGCATATTAGCTACACGGTGTTCATTGCCCAGGTAAAGGAACACACTAGTTAAAAATGTCATGCGATACTTTAACCAAACTGTTTCTTGTCTAGCAAATAGATTCTCTTTGGTTTGATAAGGCGGACTGTTAGTAAAGTAATTGCCAGAATTAATTATGCCTTTGATAATGTGGCAAGCATCTTCCTCGTCACTGTCTGTAATTAGACTTGAGTAATCGTAACTTTTAACTATCATCCCAATACACCTTCCACTCGTTTGCCTTCTTTGAGTGTGCGCATCAATTGACGATTGCGTTCCTTTTGTTCAGCGGCAGTGCGTTTCTTTTCATCGCTTAACTTTAACATCATGTCGTATTCACGGGCCCAGCGCACACCGGCTAGCCAATCTTCGAGTCGTTCTAAACTACCAACAAACAGTTCAGCATCGCGACTGTAAATTGGCAATGCTTCGTAATCTTTGGGCACAAGGCTCAGAGCACCGTGATCTTCACTCCAATCACTGTGCTTGCTTTTGTTAAATTTAAAGCCAAGTAGATCAATTTTCTCTTCGAGATTTCGAATTCTCTGAATTGTGTTCCAACCACTCATGCTGTCTCCAATTCTTTAACATGTTTGCAAGCACCACGGAATGTATAGCCCGGGCAGGTGCAGGTGTTATCGTCTAAATTAATAATGTACTTAGCACCCTTGCTACCTTCAACTTCTTTTGTATTGCTAGGTGTAAACACATTCATTGACAGGGCAAACGGATCGTTGCTGACCTTTTCGAACTTGCGGCCTCGCTTGTCAATCTTCATAGGAGTCTTAAACCAAAATGGATCTGCAGTGCCGTAACGGATGTAGGCAACAGCCTTGTCCCCGTCAAACAGATATGTATGGTTGATAGTGGTAGCACCATCTGCCCAAACTGTGATCTCTTTAAATGCTTGTTCCATTACCATTTCTCCCCACGTGCGGCACGTATCAGTGCTTCGTTTTCAAAGTTAGGAAGTTGTTGCCATTTCTCCCCACGACATATCTGTGGATCGTATGCTCGTGTACCTGGACACAGGGGTCGATAAGACAGTATAGAGTTGCTAGAAGCACAGCCCGAAAGTATCAACACAATGGCTAGATATTTCATTTTGGATCTTTCTAAAGGATTAGTATATGCCTATATTATATGACAACAACGGCAATGCGTCAACTGGTTTGGCTAACAAATATGTTGCTATTTGTCTACAGAACATATATAATAGCACATGCAGATATTGATTAGAAAGGAGAACTAATATGACGCAGAAGATTACAGCCATTCTCACCAAAGAAGAATTTAAAGAGCTATTTGGTTTTGATGAGCCCAGCGGGCTTTATAACAACGACAAGTTCCGATTGGTGATTAACAAGTTTGGCAGATGCTATTGGTTATTGGCAATTGATAACCTACAGGGACCACGCTTCTCTGGTAACAATGTCTACTATCAAGGCAACAATAGTAGACTGATTAGAACCATCTATCCAAAAGCCAAACGAATAATTGATGTAGGAGCCAATGTGGGTAACAATACTATTGCCTACAGTGAATGGGCACAGCATGTCGAATCATTTGAACCTACACCTACAACGCTAACCTTGCTCAAAGCCAATATTGCAATTGCCAAGCAGTCTACACTAAGTGGCACCTACTGGACAGGCACAGATGAAACGGGTGCGGTTGACCGTAGACCCGGTGCAGATGCCGGATGGTACTACTGGAAAGGTATTGCCCAATCAATGAATAGCACAGGGCAGATAACTGTACATGAAGTAGCAGTTACTAATAAGAATACAGGCACTATACAGATACAAGATCATATTGAGCACGGTGGGCATAACTTTACAGTCTATGATCCAAAGCAGATCAAACGTCCACAAGACATTGTTAATGTACCTTGCCGTACTGTTGATAGCTATAACTTTGAAGATGTGGATGCTATTAAGATTGATGTAGAAGGATCGGAACTTTGGGTAATTGAAGGAGCAAAAGATACAATCGATCGTTGCCGTCCTAGTGTACAAGTAGAGATTGTACCAAAGCAGTGTGCCAACTATGGATACCAACCGCAAGCATTGTACGATTTCTTTACTCAACGAGATTATATATGTGTGTCTGCTGTCAGAAAGCCAGCAAACCCTGCTCAAAGAGGATTATTCTTTGGCAAGAGCATTGGCATGCAACATCAACAGATAGCCAAATATATGGATAGACTGTTTGTGCCACGTGAAGTGCATGAGGCCACAGACTACGGAGCAATGCAACAAGAAGATAACCAATTTGACAATTTATTTGACTTTGGCGCTTGACACATATTGCAATTGATATTATAATTAAACTTAGATTAACACACAGGAGTCCATATGGCAACTAAATTGAAAACATCACTAACACGTTGGTACACTGAAGAAGTCAAAGACATCTATGGTGATGACCTTGACAGTATATTGGGTCCACGAGCCAATCGTCGTCCGCTGACACAAGCAACAGATGCAGAAATACGTAACATTCGTAAGTGCATTAAGAAAGTTACAGACGGTGTAATTGCTACACACGATCGAGGCCTAGTAAAATTTACTGATGCTGTTCGTTTAGTGCTCGAGCATCTTAAAAAGAGTATTGATCCTGCTACAGGGGTTAGTGCATTACGAGGGTGGGAGTTGCCATTATTTGACAGTGCCAAGGCTGTTAAAGGACTAGAAACACACTCACAGGAAGATATTGCTCTTAATTATCGTGCCCAACGCAATATCAACGTTGTTCACTTGTTTAACTTGTTAGTTGATTTTGATTCAAGTCTAGTGTTTGGCGGCAAGGGTCGCAAAACTTCATCAGCGGAACTATACATCAACGACGGACAACATGGTTCTATCCTGTTAGCATTGGTAGGAGTAGAGTTTATTCCTGCACAGTATATTGAAAGCGATCAAGAGTATCACGACTTTAATCAGTTTATTGCCTGTAATATTAGCGCAATGATTGCAGACATTTATGACAACCATCGTAATCAACTTAATCGTGCTATCCGTATGAATACAGAGGTTGGCAGTATTAAACACGAGGATCAAGTGCATTATGATTTGCATCAATTGCTTAATCGTGAACATGTAAATCTTATTCCTCCACGTGGTAAAACACCTGGAGATGGCGAGTCAAAGCATACTGCCAAGTTCTTAGATTACTTTGAAGAATTTGATGAAGAAATTTTCAAACGTGGCATTCGTATTATGCGTAATGCGTGGCCTACCAAGAGTGTGCCACATGAACCATTGTGGGGTCTGTGCAAATTGTTGAATAACCAACTTGAAACTGACAAGACTAAGATTCGTAAAATGGATCAAGCTATTGCCTTATCCCTTGGTGAGCGATGGGAAAAGCCAGAGCAAGTTTGGCCTGAAGTTAATGCATCTATTAAAGGCCAATATCCGTTAAGCAAGTACCGTGATGCCGCAGAAACTAATACAGGCAATCGCGGTTACATGATCGGCGCCGCCATTGCCAGCACAGTTGCAAACTATGACCTATACATTACTAGTCAAGCAGGTAGTCCACGTGGCCTTGGTGTTAGCCTTGCACCGGTTGCTCGAACAGACGATGACTATGAGTTCTACCTTAGCATGCCGTTTATGACAGCTGAAGGTGAAGTTTACGATGTAAACGACATAGAAGAAGCTGAAGAAGAACTTGCATGATACCGAAACAGGACATCGACCGAGTCGATGAGTCTTTAGGTAGCAGAACGTACTGGCGCCATTTTGATGCCAGTACATATCTGCGCAATGAACTCTATATGGAGTTCCTAAAGAGTAAAGACAAACAGGACATGCTAAAAAAAGTATGGGCTATCAGCATGAGTCAAAAGTGGGGGTGTGATGCTGATACATTGTATAAAAAATGCCCTGACCGATGTCCTATCTTTAATACTCCATTAGACTATGGACTAGGCAAGAATACACTCATCCGTAATATCAGTGGCGAAAACAATGATTGGTTCCGACCTAGTGTTGATCATATCAAAGCTCGCAGCCACGGTGGCGATAGTAGCAATGTTACTAACATGGTTATTATTAGTCTACGTGCTAACACATTAAAAAATAACCTCGAAACTCTTGAAGAATTAAATACTCTATACGAAGGGCTTAAACGCCTGTATTTTTCGTAAGGGGTTTTTATGAAAGTGCTAGTAACAGGCTCGTCGGGGTTCATTGGTAAGAACATGACAGCCTTTCTAAGTTCACAGCCTGAATGGCAAGTGGACGGCTGGGAATGGGATCCTAACGAGTTTCCAGATGTTCGTACCTATGATTGGGTTATACATCTAGGAGCAATTGCAGACATGACTGAAACGGATGTAGATAAAGTTCTACATCAAAACTTAGATTTCAGTCAGCGTCTATTCAACGATTGCAATCGACACGGAGTACATTTGCAATATGCTAGCTCTAGCAGTGTCTATGGTAATACCAAAGATACTAGCGAGTATAGTCCCTGCTATCCCCAGACTCCATACGCATGGAGCAAGTACCTGTTTGATCGTTGGGTATTTCAGCAAGAACAACACATAATGGTGCAAGGATTTAGATATCATAATGTCTACGGAAAATGGATGCACCTTAGAGGTCGACGAGCCAATGCAATATACAAGTGGCGCCAGCAGGCTAAAAAAGACGGGTACATTGAAGTATGGGAAAATGCTGAACACATCCACCGTGACTGGACGTATGTAATAGATATCTGTCAGCTACAATTAGACTTTATAAAAACTGTAGTAGGCAGCGGCATTTGGAATGTGGGCTCGGGGTTATCTCACTCATTTCTAGACATTGCAGAAGCTATTGCAGAACAAGAAGGTGTAGAAATACGTAATATACCCATGCCCGAAGCTGAAAAACTACGTTTTAGACAAAAGACCTGCGCAAATCTTAAACATCTAAAAGAAACAATAGGCAAGCGTAAGTGGCTCAACGTGTATGAATGGATCGATCTCGAAGCGTAATACGGTAAATACGTATTATGAGACTTAACGAATTTATCACCGACGAAGACCTAGCTGCTCTTGACGAGAAAGCTAGCAGAAAGCTATGTCTAAGCACAAAACCTAACAGCAACCTCGGTGCCAGCAATCTTGCCAGCTGTAAGAGCCAAGGTCTAAGATCCCGTGAAGGAAACAAATCACACTTGTTAGGTAAAGGCCCAGAAAGCCGTGTAGTTATGGGCGGACACAAACTTAAAGGCAAAAAGTACGGTGGCAAGATACCTGATTGGGGCACACGCAAAGGACAATTATGAGATTTACTGAATTTAAAACAACAAATGAAGCATTAGGCCCGACTGGCGCTGTTCCGGGAGCACCTAGGCTTAAAGATAAAATAGCAGCTGGCGGTGATAAAAATAATCCTCTGTTCAGCCAAGATACATTAAATCTACAAAAAGAGCTTAAAGCAGCTGGGGCTGATTTAGGAACATTTGGTCCTGACAAAGACGGACTTGACGGAGTCATGGGCGCATACACAAGACGTGCTGCTGCTAAGTTTCCTGAGATTGCTAAAAAGTTTAAAGATGTGTTAGATAAACCTAATCCGTCATCTAATAATATCGACACAAGTGCAATTCAAGATCCGGACTTTAATAAAAAGTTAGAAAAAGTTGCAGGAGCACTGGGTGTAAGCAGTAAAGACCTAATGGCTATCTTTAAACAAGAGTCGGGAGTTAACCCTGCCGCAGTTAATGCAACAAGTGGAGCAACCGGCCTAATCCAGTTCATGCCCGATACTGCATCACGCCTTGGTACATCAACTAGTGAACTTAAGAGCATGACAGCAGTTGAGCAATTAGATTATGTCTACAAGTATTTCAAGATGGTTGGAGTTAAACCTGGAATGGGACTAGGTGACTTATATATGGCTGTGTTTATGCCTAAGTATGTCGGCGCTGATGATGACACTGTTTTAGGACAAGATGGCGCCAGTGGCTTCTCGGGCAAAGTATATGCCCAGAATAAGGGCCTAGATAGAAACAAAGATGGAACTATTACTGTTGCTGATGTAAAGAGTTCTGTTCAAAGATTCGCATAATGAATTTAACTGGAAAACTTTTAATTGCACCGCCTAATGTGCGCGGCAACTTTTGGCAAAAGACTGTAATTTTTGTCACCGAAGACCACGCCCGTGGAAGTATGGGCATTGTATTAAACAAGCAATCTAAAATGACTATTCGAGAATTTGCCGAACAATGTAATGTTGATATTGACATTGAAGGATTTGTGTATGTAGGCGGTCCTGTTAATGTCAAAGCATTAACACTATTGCATAGTTCAGAGTGGCGAACTAATAATACTATGCAGGTCAATGACGAATTCAGCATTAGCTCAAGTCAAGAGTTATTACAAAGATTAGCAATGGGAGATCATCCCAAACATTGGCGATTGTTAGTTGGACTATGTGCATGGGCACCAGAACAACTAACCAACGAGATTAGGGGTATTGCTCCATATCAACATAACTTTAGTTGGCTAACAGCAACTCCCAACTATACCAGTGTGTTTGGATTAGAAGCTCAGGATCAATGGACTCAGTCAATTGAGCAATCGGGCACTGAATTTGTACAAACTCTACTTGCTTAAATAACAGAATGGCTGTATAATACAAGTTGTTTCACACAAAAAGAAATGATTATCCAAAATGTCAGACTCGCTACTTTTAAACGCCGACGGCGCACCAGTTAGCTTTCTGCCACTTAGTACACTAACTTGGCAGGATGCAATCAAATATATGGTCTTAGATAAAGCCCATGTACTAACATGGCACGACAATTGGATCGTACATAGCGCCACCTGGGAAACTGCGGTGCCTAGCATTTTAATCCTACGTGAATACATGAAACCAAAAACAACTGTTCGTTTTTCTAAGAGCAGTGTATTCCTACGTGATAGTTATAAATGTGCCTATTGTGCTATTGCCTTGCAAAAGAAAGATTGTACACTTGACCATGTACTTCCTGTTAGCTTAGGTGGTAAGACTACCTTTGAAAACTGTGTCACTGCCTGCGGACCTTGTAATGCAGGTAAAGGTAACAACAAGAAGATTGTTCCTAAGTATAAACCACATAAGCCTAGCTTCTACGAATTAGTAAATAAACGTAAAGCAATGCCGTTTCAAGTAAAGCATACAGAGTGGCTTGAATACCTACAGTGAATGAAACTATAACAATCGATTGGAACTTTGGTAATAGCTGTAATCTAAAGTGTAGCTACTGTCATACGGAACTACACGATGGAGCAAATCCATTTCCTACATTAGACAAGTTTAACCCGGCGTTTGCTCATTTAGTTGACCAGACCCGGGCTTTTTCGCGAGTGAACTTAGAGTTTTCCGGCGGCGAACCTTCACAGAGCGAAGCACTTCAGCATATCTTACTGGCCAATCAAGATGACCGTATTAAGTTTAAGATACATTCTAATGCACAAGCACCAGCGGACTGGTGGCAATTGATTGCTCACAGACTATACGATGCTACTCTTACATATCATCAAGCAACCAATTTTGAGCACTTTTTAAAAGTATCAACCGCAATCAACCAGTTCACACGCCCAAAGATTATTGTTCCACTAACACCCGAGACCTGGGACTTAACCTGTTATAGGCAATTAAAAGAATTAGGATATAACACACAGTTACAATTACTCTACTCAAACTTCACTCGGGGTAATGATCAATACTTTAAATATACAGAAGCACAGTGGGATGAGTATTATACTACCCAGGGCATTGACATACGTAATGTTGCCCAAGTAGAAAAGACTGTAGAGTTTAAACGCATTAATCATTTAAACAATTATTACGGTCACATGTGTTGGGCAGGGGTTAGTCAAATCATTATAGATAATTTTGGATATGTCTATCGTGGCTGGTGTAAGAGCGACGGACATATGGGTAATATTTTTGATCAATCGTTTGTAATAGATAGCAGACCAAGACCTTGTCCCAAGACACAGTGTAAGAACGGATTTGATTTACAAGCTCGTAAGAGCGAAGGAAGTTGGGGAATGGCATGATTAAAAAGTTTTTTTGGAACATATTGGGATTTTTAAGTTTAGGTATGGCCTACATTGGAGTGATAACTCCGGGTATTCCCTACAGTTGTTTTGTAGTATTTGCTGCCTATTGCTTTGCCAAAGGCAATAAACGTATGCACGATTGGTTATATAATCACAAGCTGTTTGGTCCGTTCTTAACCAACTGGGGAACTAAACGAGTATTTCCACATAAGATGAAATACTTCATGCTGATCACTATGAGTAGCAGTTTAGTCATCATGTACTTTACTAATGTTCCACAACGTGGCATTATCTACACAGGTATCTTTATGTTGTTCGTAGCAATATGGGCCTGGCGATTTCCTGGTAGTGTAGAAGA